TAGGCGCACTTGCTACTGCTGGTGGGTTTGACCCAATCAATATCGTTGCATTTAATGTTGGTGCTGTGTTTTGGCTTCTCGCTAGCATTCGTATGAAGGATGCTACTTTGATGTCAGTTAACGCAGGTCTCCTTGGAATTTACGCACTCGGTGCGCTTGTTAGGTTTATTTAATTATGAAAGACAATATCGTATCCGCCCTTAAGGCTAGCTTTGAAGCAAGCATTCAAAAGCATAAGTTGAACATTGACATTATGCTCAACAAGCCAATGGCTATCCATGAACACACTGACTTCATGGGAGCAGTAGAACTTGAACTTGCGCAGATTGCCGAGTACGAAGATAAACTAGAAGCACTTACGAAATATTTTTCGTAAAAGGCATCTTTTTGGTTGACATTACCCTCCCGATTTGATATAACAGTAATTGTTGAAACGCTGTTGAAAGGCTTTTGAGTATGACTACTGTTCTCGTCAAGTCGGGTGAGTATCGCAATCTCCCCGTTATCAATACCCAGTTTGAACTCGTTGAAGGCATCAAGCATGGCGCTAAGGGTGCATACATCACAGTGAAGAACGAAGGTCAGTTCCCCCATCAGATTGAAAAGGTCAAGATCCGCATCGAAGGTCCTGACTCCATCGAAGTCAACGGTGTTGCTACTTCTGCAACTACTGTTACTGAAACAGACCAAGATGCAATGGATCGCATTGCTACTCGTTTTGAAATCCTCGATGAAATGTCTGCTGCTTGCATCAAGGGCGACATTCGTGCGATGATTGTTTCGGGTCCTCCGGGCGTAGGTAAGTCGTTCGGTGTTGAGCAACAGCTTGATAAGTCTTCGCTGTTTGATAAGCTTAGCAACAAGCGTCAGAAGTATGAAGTTGTCAAGGGTGCAATGACTGCACTCGGTCTGTATGCCCAGCTGTATCGTTACAGCGAAAAGGGCAACATCCTCGTGTTTGACGATTGCGATAGCGTGTTTGGTGATGAACTTTCTCTGAACATTCTCAAGGCTGCCCTTGACAGCGGTAAGCGTCGGCGCATCTGCTGGAACTCGGACTCACGCTTGTTGCGTGATGAAGGTATCCCTAACTCGTTCGACTTCAAGGGTGGTGCAATCTTCATCACGAACCTCAAGTTTGAGAATGTCAAGTCCAAGAAGCTGCAAGATCACCTTGAAGCTTTGGAATCACGTTGTCACTTTATCGACTTGACCATCGATACCGAACGTGACAAGATGCTGCGTATTCGTCAGGTCAACCGCGATGCAGACGGTGGTCTGTTCAAGGACTACAACTTCCAGAATAACGAAGGTGAAACAATCCTCGACTTCATGCAAGAAAATCAGAAGCGTTTGCGTGAACTGTCAATCCGTACCGCACTCAAGATTGCTGACTTGGTTAAGATTTCCCCGAACAAGTGGCAAGCACTCGCTATCAGCACTGTGATGAAGCGGGGATGAGATTAACTAGAATTCCGCTTGATACTAACAACCGCATGTTTCGCATTGGATTTGGGAAGCATGACGGTCGTTGGTTTGCTAGAATTGATGTATGGTTTTTTGGAATAAGGATTACTAACAATGCGTAATTTTTGGATTAGTTTTTGTAATGGGTTTAAAGGACGGCAGTTTATTCAATCACTCATTGAGTGGCTTTTCTTCATCGTGTTTTTCAGTTTCATTAATCACTTATTCCATGACGGAGCGGATAGTTCTTTTGCTACTATGGTAGCAGGCTCTGCACTCTTTATAGCAATCAACAGTCAGCGCCGTCTTGATAAGAAATAATAATAACAGCCTTTCAACAAACTTTCGGGGACTTCGGTCCCCGTTTCTTATTGCATTTAGTTACAAACTATGTTAGAATGAGATTATGAAAAACAAAGAACAACTGTTGTATTTCTTCTTGCAAGTAGGTAAGATTAGCCTTAGTCAATATGACTACAAGTTTATGGCTAATCTACAGACAATGATCCAGCGTGACCAGCGGGTGACTACTGGGCAGGCTACTTTATTCGATAACCTAATCAGCAAATACAAACGGCAACTCTCTAAGTTAGGGCTGGATAAGGCTGAACTGAAAGAGCTAGAATGGAACTCTACTCTAGTAGAAAGCACTTCCGAATACACTGGTGCTTCTGTCATCCTTTTGAACGATGAATTGACGTTTCGTGTACCATTCAACAAGACGTTCATTTCTAAGTTTAGGGAAGTGAAAGACAATGCATTTGTTTGGGACAAAGAACGTAAGTTATATAGGACTAATTTTTCTACCAGCGCACTCAAGATTACAACCCGGGTGCTGCATAAGTTCTTCCCGTCTGTCAGGTACTGCGATGAACTGTCAGCTATCTTGAACTCTTTGGCTGAGTTGGAAGTTGGCACTACTGTTTGGAACCCAACACTGTGTCGGGTTAATGGTCAGTTAGTAGTTGCTGCATGTAATGCAAGACTCGGGGAACTCATTGAGGGAATGGAGCTTTCATTAGACGCTACTGCGTTGTTCAAGCTTAGCCAAATGGGAATCGATATCGATCCAGCTATCATTTCTGATTATCCTAGGTTACAATTTGCTGCTAATAATGTATATGAAGCAGAGATTGTTGATGTAGAAAATGTCATAGGGTGGATGAAAAATATCGGTTGCGAAAATGTTGTGATTGGGCGGGGATTAAGAACCGCATTGAATCAAGAACAGTTAGCTAAGACGATTGAAAAGTATGGCATGAAGCCACTGGGCCCAATGTCATATGGAAAATTGCCTGATGGAGTTTCTATGATGTTGCAACATACAAGTAGTGTAAATAATCGCAACCCATTTATGGGCACCGTAAGCAAAACTGTCGTGCTTAAAGATTCACGACCAATCGAGGTACAATGAACGAAGTAAAGATCATAATCAAAGACGAAGTTAATGTAAAAATCGAGGGTCTTGAAGTAGGCGACCGTCGAGCATTGATGAAGATGTTCGAGTTTGAAAAGCCGGGAGCGAGATATCTCCCGGCTGTTCGTCTTGGACGATGGAACGGTAAGATTAGCTATTTTAGTCTTGGTGGAAGTACCTATGTAAATCTGCTAGAACAAATCATCACCTATCTATATGATAAGGGATACGATATTGATTTGGTAGACCAGCGCATTTCACATGGTGAACTTAAGTTTGAGCGCATTAAAGAAGATAGCTTTGCAGAGACAGTGTGGCCAAAAGGTCATGAACGTGAAGGCCAGCCTATCGTACTACGTGACTATCAGGTTGAGATTGTCAACAACTTCTTAGAGAATCCTCAATGCTTACAGGAAGTTGCAACGGGCGCTGGTAAAACGCTGATGACTGCTGCTCTATCTAAGTCCGTAGAGCACCTAGGACGCTCCCTAGTGATTGTCCCCAACAAGAGTCTCGTTACACAAACAGAAGCAGACTACATCAACTTAGGATTGGATGTCGGTGTCTACTTCGGTGATCGTAAGGATTATGGTAAGACCCATACAATCTGCACTTGGCAAAGCTTGAACAATCTATTCAAGAACACAGACAAGGGCGAAGAAACTCTTGATGAATTCTTCTTTGAAGACATTGCTTGTGTTATTGTTGACGAAGTTCACATGGCTAAGGCTGATGTACTCAAGACGATGCTTACTGGAGTGTTCAGTAACATTCCTATTCGTTGGGGACTGACAGGAACCATTCCCAAAGACAAGATGGATCAAGTATCGTTGCTTGTATCACTCGGTCCCGTCATCGGTAAGCTATCAGCAAAAGAACTACAAGACAGGGGTGTTCTAGCACAATGTCATGTTAACATTGTTCAGCTTAAGGATAAGGTTGAGTTCACTAACTACCAGTCTGAATTGAAACACCTACTAGAAGATTCAAATCGCCTTGATACAATTGCTGCATTGATTGACAAAGTGAATCTGACTGGAAACACTCTTGTACTCGTTGACCGAGTGAATGCAGGAAAAGAAATCGTAAGCAGATTAGGTTCCAATGCAGTGTTCGTCAATGGCGGCACTGGTCTAACAGAAAGAAAGGCAGAGTATGATGAGGTTGCCACGAGTGACGATAAAATTATTGTCGCAACGTACGGCGTTGCGGCTGTCGGTATTAATATTCCTCGGATCTTTAATTTGGTTCTTATCGAGCCTGGTAAGTCGTTTGTACGAGTTATTCAGTCGATAGGCAGAGGTATTCGTAAAGCAGAAGACAAGGAACATGTTCAAATTTGGGACGTTACTAGTTCTTGTAAGTTTGCTAAGCGACACTTAACGCAACGCAAGCAGTTTTACAAAGAAGCAAACTACCCGTTCACTATAGAGAAATTGGATTATTAATATGTTGACATACCACAAAATAGATGCTATGATTGTAGCATGAGAATACTTACTTTAGAAAACGAAAGCTATAATCTGGAAACACTTCCAGATGAAATCGATGATTTGCTGTTTGCAATTCTAGATAATTCTACCCCGGCAAATGTCGATTATCACTTCATTCCGTTGATCTTTTTAGAATCATTCAATAGTCCTGCATTAGTAATTAAGGTTGCTGATAAGGTTATTAAGATGCCAATAGATTGGCAGATATTGATTGGAGAACAAGAACATGGCGATTTAGAAACATTACCGCTTTCTAGTTTGAACGATAGGGGATTCAATGCTTTTCAGTTTAATCCGCGAACTTCATTCTCCCCCTCATTTCTTCCTATTGAAATTTTAGATATCTACCCTGATGTTACTTGGTATGCACCTAGACTCAGAAATGGTCAGTTTTTGTGTGTACCGATTGATGAAGGGGAGCAACCACGTTGTATCTACTTTGTTAAGGAGATTAGTAGAAATTGTGAAGTAGTAGATTATAGTCAGGTGTTCTGATAATGAACAAATTAATTGCATTTTTAGCAGTAGTTTTATCTTGGATTCTTATGCCTTTCATAATTGTCGGGCTAATAATTTTTCTTGCTCTCGGTATTTTTTGGGCAGGAAGTCAAGTACTCTACGCTTACATTCTTAGTGAACTAAATCAAAGGAAAAATAATGATTACTGAAACAATTATCAAGACTTTTCAAAAGAAGAACAAGCAGTCAGACGTTATGGGTGTAATTCGTACATTGTATCCAAACGTTGAAATTTCCATTTCAAAAAAGAAGGGCAAGAAGAATGAAGTACAAAATTGAAATTGGTGGTCGCGGCGGCGAAGTAGTAATCGGTTCTGTCAAGCGTGAATTCTATGATATTGTTGAAGAACATGAAATTGATTTTGAGGACTATGCTTGGAATGACGAGTTCTTTGAAGAAAACGATGTAGAAATTGACGAAGATATTCGTCCGTTTCACCCTGGCGAATGGCATGAATGTGATGACCTTGCACACCACACTGGTCCTTCACTAGAAGATTGTTATATCACTGTAATGGATGAAAACGATACTGTCATCTATGATGCACTGACTGCTCATGCTTTCTTTGAGCTTGGTACAGATACAGAACAGACCGAAGAGATTTTTCCTCAGGAAACTCTTGAAGACGGTGACGTTTATTTCATTGGGCAGAGCATTGAAAAGGGTCACTTTCTTTCGTTTGAATGTGAAGACGAAGCGTTTGACCCTAAGAAGCTTGTAATCACTACTGGTGACTATGATGGCTGGGAACTTGTTACTGGATTGACTTATGCCGGAGAAGAGCTTGAAGATTTAGGTGATAGTTCAACTGATGGTAAAGGTTCTGATTTCCAGCTTATTCTAGTTGAGAAAGATTATTAATGTCCTCAGGGCAATCATTGGGTCAAGCAAAGTATAACAGAACGATAGCTAGAACTCCTCCTAGTGCTGGTGTATTTAGGCTTAGTACTCCTAGAACTCGGTTGGTACAAAAAGAGAAGGAAAAGAAGATGGGTTGGTTTAAAAAGAAGTTTAATGGTTGGGTTCGTCAAGCATGGGAAGATGCCCGCACAGATGTTGATCAGCCGACCAGTGTGCATAGCAATAATATTGATGCTAAGACCAGCATGAGGTTCACTGTTTATCCGGCTTCGGGTGGATTTGTTATTGAGCATTATAAGTCGGAACGTTTTAAAGACGGTGACGGACCTAGCTTGACAATCGTTAACCACGGTGAAGAGTTGGGTAAGGCAGTCGAACACATTCTTGCAATTGAGGCACTAAAAGCGTAATGGCTAGGGTTAAAAATGCACGAGGTATAGTCTGGTCAAGGATTAAACACTGGCATATTGCGCAAAAAGACGATTCCCATTTCAAGGGAAAAAAAGAAAATCTCAAGATGATATTTTCTAAAAAGGATGCAGAAGCATTGATTCAAGTCATGCAAGATTATGATCAGCTACAGCGTGTTCTTAAGAGAGCCCAAAAAGAAGCTAAACGAGCAGATAAAGACGATGGCTAAAGAGAAACTATCAGCAGACGAAAAGTTTGAGAAGGTTGAGTTTGACCTTTTTGATGCACTTGCGGCTATTGACCGCAAGGACTATTCGTATTATGATAGGTTGACGCCCGAACAGCAAAAGAAGTTCGTGCCGTTCATGTTGATTCATTGGGTCAGTGCTAT